CTACTGGAGCAGCTCACCCGAAGACCCGACTTTATGTCGGCATTTCGAGGCCCTTTTCGGAGGACTTTCCGCCCGCGTTTCGAGAGGCAGGATACGCCGCTTTGAGTCTCGGATGACTATTAAACGCTCTCGCGTCCCGGGACGGACTTTAGCACCGCCTTTCGCGCGCTGCAACTACAAAGCGGCACGCGAAACCCGCCGCTGTTTCGGCGCCGCCCGCCGGATCACCCTCACCTCCGGCGGTTCGGCCGGCGCGATCGGTGTGTTCGCCTGCGCCGCCTGGCGGTCGACGCGCAGCACGATCTCGCTGTTCTGCGCGAGCGGCGCCAGCCACGCGGGCACGGCATTCCAGTCCATGACCTTGTCCAGGCCCAGGCGCAGCAGACCGGCGCGGATCATCCGGCACAAGTCGAACGACTCATTGCGCTTCTTGCGCTGGCTCCAGGTGCCGTTCTCCAGCCGCACCTCGGCCTCCAGTTCGTCGAAGAACGACTGCGGCAACCAACCGTCCGGGTTCAGTGTCGCGTGCCGGACCTGCGGGAAGTGGATGAAGCCCGGCCCCGGTGTCGGCCGGCGCAGGCCGTTGTCGACCATGTCGGACAGCAGGTTCGGGTTGCACACGTACAGCGGGATGTCGCCTGGCGCGCTGCCACGCCCGCCCACCTTTGACTCCTTGATGAGCGGCGGGTTCGGGGTATTCGCGCCCTTGTACAGCATCACTCGCACGCCCATGCCAGCCTTGCGGACCCGGCGATACCAGTCGTAGGCGTTCGCCGTCACGCCGTCCTCGCCGCCCGTGTCGACGACCACCAGCTTCGCGCGGATCTCGCGATCGGCGTCCGGTGTCTTCCACGTGGCGTGCAACATCTCGCCGGTCAGCACGTCCCAGTCCTCGGGGTACTTGGCTGGATCGATCGGCGCGAACTCGGTGCCCATGCCGGGCCGCCGCGAGAACTTGATCTCGTAGCGGTTGACCAGTTGCTGCTCCATGTGCGGGCCGACTGCGTGCACCTGGACAACGAAGCGGCTGTTGACGCCGCCCTGCACGTCGACCGCGGCGACCACGCAGCGCGTCCAGTCGGGGACGACGTAGCGCTGCACGTCGGTCTGGACCTTCTCCTGCAGGCCGGCGTGCGCCGCCGCAGCCTCGGCCAACACGCGCGGCATGTACGGCGACCCCTGGTCGGTGTTCGTCGTCTGCTTGAGCTTTTCCTCGCTGCCGGTGAGCACGTAGTCGCGCAGGCCCAGGAGGTGGTTCTCGATCAGCGACTCCCACTTCTGGTAGGCCGCAGCCACGCCGCCCAGCCAGTAGCCGCGGGCCGAGCTGCGCATGGCCTCGCCGCCGACGAACTGGGGCGGGCCGTCGAACGTACCGCGGTCGTCGAGGATCACGCCGTCCGGCACCCAGATGCCGCTCGCGTTGAGCATCTTCTTCCACCGAGGTTCGATGATCGAGCCACAACCGGGGCAGATGATCTTCGCGTGGTGTTCCGCGAAGGCCGGGATGTTCATGCTGCGGACCTCTTCGGCGAGGGTCAGGTCGCTCGGGAGGTTGAACAGGCCCAGGCCCGGCCGCGCCTCGAAGCGGCAATGGCAGTCGGGACAGCCCCAGTACCACCGGCGGCGGTCGCTGCGGTTGTACAGGTTCAAGATCCCGCCCGTCGGCGGCGCCTCGTGCGGCGTGGCACTGCGCCAGTACGGGTCGGTCAGCTCATAGCCGGGACTTGACTCGACGATCGTGCGTCCGCGCGACATGAACGTCGTCGTGCGCTTCTTCGCGAGGTCGAACAGCGGGCCTTCGCCGTCCACGTTCTCCGCGTTCTCCATCCGGTCGATGTCGGTGATGAACACGTAGCGGTAGGTCGAGCCCGAGACGTTGCCCACGGTCGGCCACGCGATGCGTAGCCACATGCCGTGCTTGAACATCTCGTCGTGCGTGTTCGAATCGTCGCGCCGGCCCGTGCGCATCGCCGCCAGGTTCGGGCTGTTGCGCAGCGCTCGCTGCACGTCGGTCTTCGAGAACTCGCGCGCCTTCTCCTTGGACATCTGGATGAACAGCGCGTCACCAGGATCGTTGACGATCACGTGCGCCAGCGTGCCCAGCAGGAGGCCGGCGGTCTTGCCGGTGCGCGCCGGGCCGACAAAGTCGATCGACTCGATCGAACGGTCGGTCACGGCGTTCATCGGTTCGACCATGTAGGGCGTCTTGTCGGCCTTCCAGTTGTCGCCCGCGCCGCCGGTCTGCTTGATGACCAGGTTCTTCGAGGCGCCTTCGACCACGGTCATGCGGTTGGGCGGCATCAGCGCCCGGAAGCCGCTGAAGGCGTCGTCGAGCGCCCTGGAGTAGTGGGCGCTGGTCATTCGCCGCCGTAGAACAGTTCGAGGCCGGCGGCCACGCTGGCGAGCGCAGCGTCGATCTGGTCGGCGATGGCCTGCACCGCGTCGGGCTTCAGGTTGTGGTCGCGCTCCAGGGTGTCGGGCAAGCCGCGCAAACCCTGCGTGAGTTCGGCCAGCAGCGTCGCGCTCGCCTCGCGGAACGCTGCGCGCTCCAGGTACTGGCCTGACTTGACCTTGAAGTCCAGCTCGTTGAGGTCGGCCTTGGCCGCCTCGTTGCGCGCCTTCGACTCGTTGAACGCCTTGACCTCGGGCGGTGGCACATAGTCCTTGGTCTTGCGGCCGGCGTTGGCGCGAGCGCCGCCGTGGCCCGGCGTGAAGACGGTCCCGTCGTTGGAGAGTTCGAAGTCGGCATGTGGCATGTGCCGCATTGTCCGCATTTCGCGTCTGCGATACAAGCACCATGCGAAAGCCTTGAACGATCACGCGGCCAATCGTTCAATTGATTGGAATCCATTCAAATGATTAGAACGATCTGCTTCTAATCGTTCAATAAGACTGCATTCAAGCTCCAAAAATTCAGAACGCGTGAAAAACGGGGCTCTGCGTCCCCGCACGTGTCGTCGAGCCCTCCAGGGTCCCCCGGCCCGCCAGCTCGCAGTCGATCGACTCGAACGCGATCCGCTGACTGCGCCACCTGGCGCGCAAGCAATGAGATTCGAAGCAATCAAACAGATTCGATTGCGATGCACTCAGCCCACTAGGCACCACGCATAGAACATCACATGCAAACGATCTATTGCATCGCATGCACAGAGCACACAGACACGAGCTGCATGCACGCACCTAGGCACGTGCACACCATGTGCATGCACTACCCATAGCCCTACCCTGTGCACCTGTGCCCACTAGCACGCCTGTACGTGCATGCACCCCATAGGCAGGGCCTACCCCCTGGCGCACCCCTGCACAGGGGCCACCCATAGGCGTGCCTCATAGGCAAGCCCTGCCCTGTGCACCAGGTAGTGCAAGCCCTGCCGCTCGCACCTCGAACCCTGCCGCTAGTCGGCCTGTTGCACGTCTTTACATTTCGCTTGTGCGAAATCGCTTGCCTTGTCGTTTCGCGTTACGCTAAAGTCAACACATCGAACAACGCAACGCAGAGAAAACGAAATGACCGAACGCACTGCAAACGACTACTTGGCGACGCAAGCCGCAGCACACAAAGCCGAATGCGCTCGCTTCGCTGCAGTGCTCGGCACGTCGACCGCTAAGCGCGCTCAGCGCAAGCCGCGTTCGCTGTTCGCCCGCCTCTTCGGCATCTAAACAGAAAGCCCCAAATGAACAACATCCACCCCGCACTTATCCCGTTCGTTGCACGCGCCCGCGTTATCGGCATGGCTGCAACCGCCTACCAAATGCGCGCCGCTGGCCTGCCTGTTTCGGCCGCGATGACCGTCCTGCGCGCCGTGTCGCGCTGATCCACCGGACATCCGAAAGAACACCATGAACACCCAAGAAACCGAAACCGCAGTTGTCGAATTCCTCGCGCGCTGTAACGTGTCGTTTTCCGTGGCCCTTGTCGACGCCACCAAGCGCGACGACTGGGAGTGCGACGAATGGCGGGTAACGCTCAAGTCGGCCCGCGCGGACTACACCTCGCAATATTTCACTGGCACGGGCCACCGCGAAGATACCGCAATGACGCGCATGGCACGCGCGAACCTGAAAGGCGTTAGCCGCAATTCGATCGCGTGGCACGACATGCTTAAAGGCATGAAGCCCAAAGC